GCAAAGAAAGTTTATATGCCCGTTCCATATAATGTTTCATTTGAACTTAGTATTATGTCTAAGTTAAGTGATGATGCACTACAGATATTAGAACAAATAGTTCCATATTTTCAACCATCATTTAATATTACAATTAATTTAATTGATTCAATTGGCGAGAAAAAAGACATACCAATTGTTTTAGAAAGTATAAATCAAAGTGATCAATATGAAGGTAGTTTTGAAACTCGTAGAACTATTGTTTACACTTTAGGATTCACCGCAAAGACTTATCTATTCGGGCCTGTTGCAGACAATCCAGAAGGTCTCATCAAGAAAGTTGATGTTGATTACTATGGTAGCACTAATACCAAAACTGCTAGAAGAGTTCAAAGATACAGTGCAGCGCCAGTTGCAAAACAAAATTATGATGATGATCAGGCAACAGTTCTTGATGGTGCAATATCTGAGAAGGTTACACAATTCAAAGTTAGTGCAACCACTGATCTCGCTGCAAATCAAAGAATTATCATTGATACTGAAATTATGTTTATCAGAAGTATCAGTGGTCAGAATGTAACTGTTTATCGTGCATATGATAACACGATTGCTGCGAAACATGAACATAATGCAAGTATTGGTGTTCTCAGTACGGCTGATGATGCACAGATTGAATTTGGTGATGATTTTGGATTTAATGAAACCTCATCATTCTTTACTGATGGGAAAAAATTTAGTCCATCTCAAGGTATAGACATCTAGGAGAGTTATGAAAAATTTTGATTCTATTGAGGACGCACTTAACGTTGATACAGAGGTTGTTGAAGACAATAAGATTGAACCTCGAAAGAATCAACTAAAAAAGAGTGATCAAAACGACTCTGAAAAAGATTATGAATATAGTCGTGCAAACTTATATTCTCTCGTTGAGAAAGGTCAGGAAGCAGTGAATGGTATATTAGAATTAGCTCAGGAATCAGATTCTGCGAGAGCATATGAGGTCGCTGCAACTACAATCAAAGCGGTTGCAGATACAACAGACAAACTCATTGACTTACAACAAAAGATGAAGGATCTTGAACAAGATCCAAACAAAGGGCCTACAAATGTTACAAATGCATTGTTTGTAGGATCAACAGCGGAGTTATCAAAATTAATCAAGAATCAAAATAAAGATGATAAATGAAATCTCCAGAACTTACAGAATTTTTTAGTCTTCTCGGAAAGGCCAAGAAAGAAAAGAAAGAGGAGTTTAATAATCTTCTCAAGGAGGCAGACATCAATCTTGATGCCTTAACTTCGACTGTGGTTTCTGGAATTAAGGAAGCAAAAGTAAATATAAAGAAACAAAAAAAGAAAGAGAAAAAATTAATTGAACAACTAGATTCAATTATAGATGTAATCGAAAATCCAAAAGAAGTTAAGGATATCACTGAACCAGCAGTTACTGTTGGAGTGCCTGAAGATTTTGACATATCAAAATTAGAAGAGGAAGATCCTTTACAGGTTCAAGATTGGAACAATGGTGAAGACGTTAAATTTACTGAGGTTGATGCAGTAAATATTATTGAACCAGAACCAATTAAGACACCAGAAATAAGTGATACTGTTGCACAAGCAATTAAGTTTATTGAAGAAACTAATATTAAAGAAGAAATTGAAAATTCCGATGAAACAAGCATTGATAGTCTCAAGGGAGAGATCAAACAAGTAAGAGATATATTATATAAAGTTCTTGCACATGGGCCAGGATCTGGTGAAGTTAATCTTCTAAAGCTTGATGATGTTGATGAAGATACTGCAAAGGTGGATGGCAAGTTTCTAAAGTATGATTCTTCAAGTGGCAAGTTTATAGGTGCTGATGCAAGTGGTGGTAGTGTAGAAAATATAGCATACACTGGTATCGTAACTGCTGCACAGTTCTCAGGATACAGTCATCTGATTGCTCCGCATGGATCAACTACAACAATCACAGTTACAGTTGTTACTAAAACAGCTGCACACAGATACTATGGAACAGGTAGTAGTCAAGGATATGCTTTAGATAATGTAGAATCTCCATTCTTAACACTTACACCTGGCAGAACATATCGTTTTTCTGGATCAGTCGCTGGTAGTCATCCATTTAGATTTTATTATGATGCTGGAAAGACAACTCAATATACAACAGGAGTTACTGTAGGATCTGGTTATGTTGATTTAGAAGTCACAGATACAACACCAACAGTTTTACATTATCAGTGTTCATCTCATGGTTACATGGGAAATGCGATTCAGGTAAATTCCAATGTGGTTGATACACCTTCAGGTGGAACAGTTAGAGGAACACTCACTGCGACAGCTTTCTCAGGGCCACTTACAGGTAATGTTACAGGTAACGTAACAGGAGATTTGACAGGTGATGTCACAGGAAATTTGACAGGCAATGTCACAGGAGATATCACATCATCAGGTAACTCTCAATTTACTAACCGTCTTCAATTAAAAAGCACTGATAGCACACCAGCAAGATTAGATTTTTATTGTGAAGTAAGTAATGCACATTACCTTAGACTACAAGCGCCACCACATGCACAATTCTCTGGTAATCCTACAGTTGTATTACCAAACTCAGCGGGAACACTATTACTATCTGATGGATCTGGTGCAAGTTTAACTAACTTAAATGCATCAAATATTTCATCAGGAACTATTAACGCTGCACGAGTGCCAACTCTTAATCAAGATACGACTGGTAATGCTGGGAGTGCAACGATACTTGAAAATGCAAGAACTATTGGTGGAGTATCATTTAACGGATCTGCAAATATAGATTTGCCTGGCGTAAATGCTGCTGGTAATCAAAACACAACTGGTAATGCATCTACATCTACTCTTGCTACTAACGCACAAGGACTAACAGGGACACCAAATATCACAGTCGGATCTATCATCGCATCATCTGGAACATTTAGTGGTAATGTCACTGTTGGTGGTGTTTTAACATATGAGGATGTTACTAATGTAGATTCGATTGGAATAGTAACCGCAAGAGCTGGAGTTTTAGTTGGTAGTGGTATCACACTTAGTAAAGATGGTGATATATTTGCAACAGGTATCACGAGTTCAACCAAAGTTCATGTTGGTGTAGATACAGGAGTTTATGATGAAGATTTAGTTGTAACTGGAAATGCCAGAGTCACTGGTATTTTGACTATTGGTACAGGTTCAATTGTTCTTGACCCAACTGCAAAACAACTTCGTGGTCTTGAAGAGATTGTCATTGGTATCGCAAACACAATCACAATTAAACAAGATGCTAAGGGTGAGATTGAATTTACTGATGCAGTCGGAACTCCTAAGTCTGTTGGAATTGGAACTACTGTATCTGTTAATACATCTGGTATTATCACTGCGTCAAGTTTTGTGGGTGGCTTTACGGGTGACTTAACGGGAACTGCGTCTAATGCTACAACTGCATCGAACTCAACTCAATTAAACAGTCAAGCTGCATCGTTCTATCTTGATTATAATAATTTCTCAAACACACCAACAATACCAACCAATAATAATCAACTGACTAATGGTGCTGCATTTGTCACATCTTCAATTATTAATTCTTTAAGTGCAAGTAATTTGTCATCTGGAACTATACCAGATGCAAGATTCCCATCTGCATTACCAGCGATTGATGGATCTGCACTCACAGGTGTTGCAAGTACAGATAATATAAGAACTAATACAAACGCAACTTTCTTACAAAATGTCAATGTATCTGGAACTACAACCGCAACGACATTCATAGGAAATCTTACAGGTAACGTAACTGGTAATGTTTCTGGCACATCTGGATCAACCACAGGTAACGCTGCAACTGCAACAAAACTTGCAAACGCAAGAACTATTGGTGGTGTATCTTTTGATGGATCTGCTAATATTAATCTACCAGGCGTAAATGCTGATGGTAATCAAGATACAACAGGTAATGCAGCGACATCAACACTCGCAGTCAGCGCTCAAGGTTTAACAGGTTCTCCAAGTGTTACAGTCACAAATGTAAATGCTGTTGATGCAATCATTAGTGGTAACTTATCTGTTGCTGGAACAATTACATCTCTAGATCAGAATGATATCTCTGTAACTGGTATCATGACTGCATCTGCTGGTGTGGATCTTGGAGACCCAGGCATTGTTACACTTTCAAGTGACACTTTAACA